ATGGCAACATTCAAAAAGACCGCGAAGGGCTACCAGGCCCAGATCGCCCGCAAGGTGCAGGGCAAGACGGTCCGCAAGGCGAAGAACTTCAAATCCAAGCGCGAGGCCCAAGTCTGGGCGCGCGAGGTGGAAGCTGAATTGGATAAGGGCAAGACCGAAGGCCGCAAGGATACGGTGCGCGAGGTGTTCGACCGCTACGCAAAAGAGGTCAGCCCAAAGAAGCGCGGCGAACGGTGGGAGGTCATCCGACTGGACAAGATCGTCAGGGACACCATCGGCACAAAGCCGTTCGGTGAATATGTCTTGGCTGAGGTGACAGTTGCAGATCTGGTGGCGTGGCGGGAAAAGCGCCTTGGTGAGGTCCGCCCCGCCAGCGTCAGCCGCGAAATTAACTTGCTCAAGAACGTGTTCCGGATCGCGCACAAGGAATGGCAGATCATCACCACAAACCCGGCTTTGGATTTGCAGCGCCCACCAAAGGCAGAACGCCGCAGCCGCCGGGTGTACGACCATGAGGTTGAAGCCGTATCCGCCGCGCTGGACCTCGACAGGGAGCCATGGGTGACAGACCGCCAGATCACGGGCGCAGCCTTCCTTTTTGCGATTGAGACGGCCATGCGCAGCGGCGAGATACTGAGGGTCCGCAACCGCGACGTGAAGGCTAACTACGTTCACCTGCCCGACACGAAAAGCGGCAAGGCCCGTGACGTGCCGCTGAGCGCCCGCGCCGCCGAGATCCTGGACAAAGTGCGAGGTGAGAGGATCAGCCCAGACGAACACCCGTTCAACGTCTCGGATCGTGAAAGGGACACCACGTTCCGCAGCGCAGTGAAGCGTGCAAGGGTGGACAACCTGCGCTTCCACGACACCCGCCACGAAGCCCTGACCCGCTTGGCGAGGGTGCTTCCGGTCTTGGATTTGGCGAGGATGACGGGCCATAAGAACCTTAACGAATTGCTGACATATTACGAAGCGTCGGGCGAGGAATTGGCGGAACGGCTTAGAGCATCGACCTCCAACGACGAAACAGCGTAGGGGGAGCCATCGCCGCCGGAGACGCGGGTCAAGCGTCCGTCGCGAATCATCGCTCGAATTGTTTTTTCAGATTTTCCAAGGCGTGCTGCGACGATAGGAACGCGCAGCCAGACCTCAGGCCCCTTTGCTGCGCCGATAGCCTTACCAACTGCGCGCTCAATCAGCGCCTCAAGATCGGAAGGCGATATGACGACCAATTCATTCATCCGCGCCCCCATCACGCTGGCCCAGTTCGGCCATGTTGAGCGGCGACAGATATTCGCCACCGTTCTCGATCTCGGGCAGGTTTTCCCATGCGCGGATCTCGTTCGGGCTGAGCCATCCCCATTCGCGCCCGATGCGGTAAGCCTCATAGCGCGCCTTCTGGTCGCCGCGCAGCAGGCCAGCTAGGTCATGCTCCACAAAAAGCCTCTTGCGGCTCTCAGCGGTCAGGAGAGCGGCGTTCATGGCCTGTTCAATGCGGCGGGCCATCGGGGCCAGACATCGCACCACAAGCGCCCTGCTTTCGCCGTCTACGTTGCTGTAGGTCGCATTGTCTGTAATCCCCACCACCGTAGGTGGAACGTTGAACGTCCGGGCAATGTCCAGATTGCTGAGTTTTCTACTTTCCAGAAACTCGGCATCTTTCGAGGAAAGCGACAGGCTTTTCCAATCGACGCCGCCGTCGAGGACAAGAATGCCCGATGTGTTCACATCGCCTTCCACGCGGGTGCGCAGTTTATCCAGGGCGTCAGTCTTCTTGTCGCCACCCATGGACTGAGGAAACACCAGCGCGCCCTCGGTGCGAAAGGCCTTGGCGGCTTGTTTTGCGGCCTGTTCTTGCTGTGTGAGCGCCATGGCATAGGCTTCGCGCGATTGCTGGATCGGCGAAACGCCCATGACGCCATCCGGCCCAATCCGATAGCGCAGGTGTAGGATTTCCTCCTGGGTGTGCACCTTCGAGCTGCCGCGCGGATCTGCAACCCGGTAGCGCAGCCGCCCGGACTCAAGCCGTTCCACGGTAACCATACCGGGGTGCAATGGGTGCAGGGCGCGGACTTGCCCGCGGGCGTTCGTTTCGATCCGGGCGTAGGCGTTGCCTGTGGTCAGCAGCGCTACAATCAATTGCTCACGCCCTTCGAATGCCGTGAGTTGATCGTTGAAGCGATCATGCAGGCAGGAATAAAGCGGGTGAGCGCGTGCAGGTTCCGTGCCACCGGTCTCGCCTCGCAGCAAGACGCGCAGCGGCATCGCTGCCAAATTCTGGCTGATCACCGAGATACAGGCATTTGCGACGGCCAAACCGGATGCACGGTTGGCATCGACAAAGCTGGTGACCGTGCTTCGCTGCCCCAAAAACTCGGCAAGGGCAGGGTCGGACGTGGTGGCGGTGTCGCGGCGCTCACGGCCAAGGATGCGAGAAAAAAGGCTCATGTCAGCAGCTCCATAATTTGAAGGGTGCGGGCTGCATGTTCGCGGGCCGGGAAGCTTTGGGCTTGCGCCCTGGCGTTGACCACCGTGCCATCATAGGCGGGGAAAGCTGCAACCACGGAGATTTCGAAAAGATCGACCGCCCGCAACTCGCGGCGGTTTCCGTCTATGTGCTCGTCGCGGGCGGTGAAGCCGAAAGACATGCCGCCAAGGTCACCGCGCTCGGCAAGACTCAGCACATCTCGCCCCGCCTGGGTGTCAGGAACGTCCAGATCGAAGGCAAGGCCGCGCGTGTCCTGGGCGAGCCGCAGCGTGCCAGAGCGAGTGCGGGCCAACACGCGGGCGGGGTCGTGGTCAACCAGGGCCAAAATGTCCGCCCGGTGTTCCAGCGTGGCCGTGAATGCACCGGGGGCGATGGTCTCGACCAGATCTACCCCAATCCGGGCCTCGCTTCCAAAGAGAGCGGCATAGCCCTCCAGTCGCCGCCCTTTGGTACGCAGCTCCATCTTTTGAAATCGTTTTTCGAGGGTCATAGGGTCACCGTTCGGTATGGGGCGATCAGGCGGGCCACGCCAAGCGGCATGACCTGGCCAGGGCCATCCACCGAGACAGCCGCCTTGTTGTCGAAGAAATGCGCCACCAGCAGCAGCACAGCCTGCTTGAGCGCTGGAGGAAACGGATCGGCGTCCATGGCCACATCGATGGACCGCAAATGGTCCATCGCTGCATCTAGGGCGATTTGAATTTCACCGTCGAATTCGGCTTGCTCCGGCAGAACCCGGCAATGGGCCTTCGCTTCCTCCAGCGTCACCATCAGTCGATCTCCGCGTAGCGGAAGCCTTCGGGGTGCCGGACCACCACGTCAGCATCGAGGAAGGCATGGAGCAACGCGCCGCCCTTGCTGGCCACGTCCGCGTGATACGGATTGACCATCAGATCGACGCCTGACCAGTAGCCAACGTAAAGGCTCGCCCATTCGCCGTAGATCAGAGCGTGCTTGTCGCTGCCGGTGCCGATGTCGGACGGAACCTGCGTGGAGGTTTCGACGCGTTCACCGTGGAAAGTCTCGGAAATCGGAATAAGGCGGCTGTCGCTATCCTTAATCTTGCGAGCCGTATTCATGACCGCCGGATTTGTCAGGAAGGCCGTAGTACCCGTGACGTTGTCGGTCTCCAAGGCCTCCATCAGGTCTGCCGTGATTTCGTGGAGCCAAGTGGTGACGGTGCTGGAAATGGGCGCAACTTCTGGGTCGGCAAGAATGCCGGTCGGTTCATTGGTGCCACCGCCACGAATGGCCGCGCTATCGAGGGCCTGCGCCAACAGATAGGCCAGATCGGCGCGCAAAATCGGCTCAAGGGCTTGATTGGCCTGCAAGAGCATCCGGCGCGACATCTCGTATTCAGCCGTAACCGTTTTCGGCCCCATGGATTTCTTGCCAAAGGTGGCATCGGAGCGGGTGGCGTCGGTATGTTCTGCCACCCACCCGGCGGACCCGGAGCCGATAAGGCGGGGCAGTTCGAGATTGCCGGTCAGCCCGCGCAGAACCGTCGCCCCCATGGCTTCGACACGAAGCGCCGCGCGGCGGCGGTCGGTCATTGCCGCCAGATCGGTCGCGACCATATTGCCAGCGGTGCCTGCCGTGGTCAGGGCGCGGGTTTCACCGCCCAGTATGACCTCGGTCGGCACCATGACACCGCGCACCTCGGCGCGGTCGCGGCCAAGTTCTTGGTGCCACTCGGCTTCGAGGCCGGTCAGGGTGCCGGAACGGCTTTCGGTCAGGGCCTTCGACAGCGAGTAGCCTTCCAGAGAATGCGCCGCCGGTGCATTTCCGCTTACGGGGTCGGCGCGGGCTTCGAGCCGTTCAAACTCAGCAAGCTTCTCAGCGTCGCTCAGGCGTGCGCTGAGGCTGCGGACTTCACCGTCCAGGGCGTCGAAGCGTTTGCGCTCTTCGCCCGAAAGGTCGCGGCTCTCACCGGCGGCCTTGTCGTTGATCTGGCGCATCTCGGCAATCTTGCCCGCGCGTTGTTCTTTGATCTCGTTCAACTTAAGAGACATCTGTCTTGATCCTTTTCATGGGATTCGGGATGGAAGGTCCGCGCGGTGGACGTTTGGCGATGGACACCGCGCGGGCCGGATTACAGCTCGAAAATCGCGCCCCCTTTCTCGACCCTGAGATCGTGGATACGGTCAGCACATCGACGCACCGTTGCGGACATGTTGATACGAACGGCGGCAAGCGCGTTTCTGAGAGCGCTGCGATATTCGGCCAGCAGCTCCAATTGACGGTTTTCATCGTTCCATTCTGCGCGACGATGAATCGGCAGAATTGTCGGCTCTTTGGTGCCCGGTTCTCGGATGATCTGGCAAAAAGGGTCTGGTCCCGGTTCGACGGTGTGAGCACCGAATGCCATGCGGACAGCGTGCTTGCGCTCGTGCACGTCGATCAGTGCGTAGCGGTCATCGGCAATCCAAAGAACTTTGTCATCCGACCACGCTTCACCAACGCGATAATTGGCGCTCCCGATGGTGCGCATTGCATGATGCATCCAGAAATAAACATCGTGGTTGCTGCGATTGGGTGCCGGGATTTCGAGGCCCTTGCCGCGATTGTTCGCAGCAAGGCGCGACATCGAGCCGAATTCGAAGTCATTAAACTCATATCGCAGTTCGCGCACCATGCGCGCGGAGCTGAGCAATGGCAGGCCGGACGAGGCGAAACCGCCAATCAGCGCAAAGCGCATCATTCCGTCCACATCATAGGTGCTTTCGGGCAACCACTGGTTGCCCTCAGGGGCAAGGCCGTTGTCTCTGATCACCTGAAGATTGCGCACTGAAATACCGGCCCCATGGCTGATCTCGCCCGAAGTGAATTGCTCAGCGTGGTCTAGTTTCGGTCGAGCCATACCTATCCTTAACCCACACGGAATGTGATTTCAAGTAATTCACGCTCCGTGTGGATTTGGCCCTTGCAGGGGTTAAGCCCGGAACGGCTCGATGTGGGGGTGAAACTGACGCGCGATATCCTTAGCACGTTTGTTCGCGCTTTCGATCTTTCGCATGGCATTAAGCCCCTGTGTTGTCAGCCAATACACCGATTGCTTAATCTCTAGGCTATCGTCCAACGCGCCGTGAGTGGCGAGCTGGTGGATGATATCGAGCGCAGCACGCGCTGCATAGTGCGGCTCGGCGTATTCTCCCAATTCCGGAAGCGTAGAGTAAACATCCGCCAATGCCGTGACGGGGTCTTTAGGAAGGCTAGCTGTGTAAGCTTCCTGACGCTGGCGCAACTGGTCGAGCCGCGCCTGTTCCGCGTAAAAAATTGACCTGGGAAGAGTGGCCGCGCCCCTCACCTGGTCGTTTTCATAATCGGTCACCGGGCGGGGATTTGGGATGTTGGTCATGGTTGGGTCTCTCGGTTTGCGGCTTTCTACGGCCATGCCAGCAACGGACTGGCGCCGGGGTGGTAGAAACCTCCCGAGAGAGAGGCACGACGATTTTCCGCGAAGGTCTTGTATAGCGTCGTCACCCCGACATATGTCTGTCGGAGTGCGAAACGCCGCCAAGCGTTCGCAGCTTTGACCGCCACCCGCGCCAACGGATGGAACCTCGCCAAAGGTTGTCGGTCTATCTCGGTCCGGGTTTCTACGCCCACGGACGTTCTGCCCTACGTCACGTTGCGAATCAAGCGCGCAGCCGACAAACGGCTTGCAAAATCGATTCGTTCGCGCGAAAACAGGGCGACCTGTCCGCTAAGAAAGATCGCCCTGAAGCCTAGTTACTTTTTAGGCTTTTTAATGGTCTCAACAACATGCGTACTCTTATGCTGTTGAGCCTTTTTGACCGTCGTGAAACGCCCGGTTTTGGCGCTCCGTCCGATCTTGCGGGTTCCTTTGGCCATTAGATTTCTCCTTTCACCAAAGAGACGGGACGGGCCCGCCGCCCTCGATGCCGAATTGCATCGCCGGTAAAATGCAATAACGATTCGAAGGTCCCACCCGCAGTATAGGGTACACCGGAATACCGGGTCTAGTGCTGGTGGCGAACAAATGCGGTACATCTTGTATAAGCTACCCTCCCGAAAGGGTACTGATCCGCGCCGCGCCTTCGGAGATTCCAAGGAAGGCCGCGCAGTGTCGGGGTTTACCCACTCGCCGACTAACGGGGTTGCTTCGGGAACGACTACCCAAGTAGCCAGGCGCAACCTGCCTATTCCATCAATGCCGCGATGCAGGCGGGGATATCGTCCTCCCCTTCTCGATCTACCGCCGCCAGCGCCATGGCCAGCGCGACCATGCCGTCGATCCGCCCGCTTGATTTGTTCTTGGCCAGTTTGCGGTTGCCCGCCGGGTCCATCTCGATCACGGCATTGGACGCGCAGAACGTCAGGATCGGATTGCCCGCGTGGCGAAGATTGGCTTCGGCCACCAGTCGTTCGAGCTTGTCCACCGCAAAGCCCATTTCCTTGAAGCCCTGCCCAAAGGCCTCAATCGGCAGATCGGCTCCAAGCCGGTCAAACTCGCGCTTGAGGTATTCCATGCGCCATCGGTCATAGGCGATGCGCTGGATATTGAATTCCTCGCTGGCCTCGGCAATAGCTTCGGCCACGTAGGACGGATCGACCACCGCGCCGGGAATGAGCGTCAGAAAGCCCTGTTTCGCCCAAATGTCATAGGGCACGCGGTCCAGCTCGGCTTTTTCCCTGATTCCCTGTTCTGGCAGGAAAAACCGGGGCAGCACGTCAAAGCCGCCTCGATCATCGGGAAAGACCAGGACAAAGGCCGTCAAGTCGCGCGATTGCGACAGATCCAGCCCGCCCCAACACTCGCGGCCGGCAAGCGCCGCATAGTCCACGTCGCCCGCGTTCGCGTCCCATTCGGCCTTGGCCAGAAACCGGACATGGGCGTCCACGCGCTGATTCAGGATCAAGTTGCGAAAGGCCTGTTCCTTGGACGGGATGCGCTGCGCCTGGGCGGCTTGTCGCTCCACGTCTTCGAAGGATCGAAAGTCACCCAGGGCCGGGTTGGCCTTTGCCCAGGTGTCGGGGTTCCATGGGTCATCATCCTCACCCGCGCCGTAGAACGTCATGTGGAAGCTTGGGTCTGTGACCTCGCCCGCGTTGACCTTGTGGCCGTAGTCCACCAGCTCGGACATCACCGCATGGTCGCTGGCGGCTTGGGTGTTGATCACGCACAGAAGCGGGTTGTCTCGCGCGCCCATGGCGGTGTCGAGCGCTTCGTAGAGGTCGCGCTTGGGGGCGGTGCCAAGCTCATCGTAGATCGTGAAACTGGGCGAGAGGCCTTGCTTGGTGCTGGCGTCGGCGCTGAGCGCTTGGAAGATCGAGCCTTTGCCCTGGCCGTGCAGAACCTCGATCCGTTTCGAGAATTTCACCACGTTGACGCGGGCGTCCAGCTCGGGGTGCTCGTCGAGGATTGCGACCATCTCCATGAAGGTCTTGCCCGATTGTTGCTTGTCGTTTGCGGCGGCGTAGACCTCGCCCCGGCTTTCCGCCTCAGGCCCCAAGAGGTGGCACAGGCCAAGCCCTGCCACGAGCTGCGTCTTGCCGTTCTTGCGGGCCATGGACAGGACCGCCGTGCGCACTGGACGCCGCCCGTCTTCGTCTTCGGCATAGACCTCTTCAAGGAATTGAAGCTGCCAATCTCGAAGCTTGAGCGTTGTGCCCGCAAGCGATCCTTGGGTGATCGGCAGATCTTCGAGAAAGGCCGCGATCCGTTCGACGCGGGATAGGCCGGGTTCTTCCCATGGCAAGGAGCTTCGCAGCGGCGAAACCTCGCCCTGTGCGAAGCCGAACGCGCCTTGATCGGTGTTCTCAACCACCGCCAGTTTGGGTTTCGCCCCTTTGCCTCTTTGTCCCATCTGCCTGATTCCTAATTAAATATTTTCGCAGTTATGCCAACGGTTTGGGGGCGGCGCGTTTCTCGTGATCATCACGCCCCCCACCATCCATCCGCCGGATCAATCGGGTTGCCGTGAGCGTCACAGCCCTTGAAGCGACGGCCTGTTGCGGTGCCATGCGTCCGGTCGAAGCCCGATGTCTTTTCGCTGTGACAGGGCGCGCATAGCGACAGGAGGCCTTCGAGTTCAGGGAAGGCTGGCCCGCCCTGGCTGATCGGTTTGACGTGATCGACCGTGTTGGCTTCAACAGTCTCACCGCGCAGGGCGCAGGCATAGCACAGAGGATCCGCATTGAGCTTGGCCAGCCTCAAGCGCTGCCATTTGCTTGTGCAGTATGGCCACTTGGACATCACGCAACCTTCCTTCCCAACTCAGCCAGTTCATGGGCGATCTCGCTCTTTTCCTCGTGGAAACGGTGCGGGTCGCGATGGTCTGGGCATAGCCGTCGGATGCGGTGCACCAGCTCGGCAATCTGATCACTGGGTCTCTCAACCCTATTCCCCTCACTGAGCCGCAT